AATTTCATTATTCTTTGTTTCTTTTTTTGAAGTTTTACCTTGTCTATTTTGTTCTTCAATATTCTTTCGAGGCCTAAATAAGGATGTTCCCAAGGCAAGTCAGTAAATGATTGTTTCGCTTTTTTGCATTTGTTTCTAACAGTATGAATGCTTTTAAACCTTTTGATAAAATTAAAAAGTTTTTCTTCGCCAAGAGCTACCCTATAGCTTTTAGAAATTGATGGTCCGTTATTTCTATAATACAACCTTTTAAGGTTTTCTTCAAAAGGAGGGATAATGAATGCCCAAATCATCCCTTGTTCTCGAGCTTTATATTTCTTCTGTAATTTAAGAAGTCTCTTTGAAAAAATTTTCCACCTTTCAAAACTATGAGATATAAGCAACCCCTCAAAAATAATCGTAGGAACTCTTTCAAGTGCTTTCATAATTGCAGGTTCTACATATTCAATCCTTGCAATCCCATCCACGCCACCAAATTTTTTCGAATGATATTCTCCTATAATAATAATATCTTCTTCAATCAGATGGACACCCCTCACACCTTTTGAAATTTGAGTTGTTATACTTTTCCCGCTATTTTTAATCAACTCTTTTATCGTAGTCGTTTTCCCACTACTTGTCGTTCCTCTTATATTTATTACCTGCATATTTCACCTCTTTAAATTAATCCCTTCTTTAACCCATCGTTCTTCATATTCAGAAGGATTGTATTTAAAAATTAGATCTCCATTAGGATCCAACATATATGGCAACATTTTTCCATGAAAATAATTCCTTGGATTTCCAGGTGATCTTAGGTTGTTCCATGTATCTCTTGCAATATCAAGATACGTAACATTGAATCTTCTGCCTGCATTTTTTGCAACCATGCTGACATGGTCATTTGCCAATCTAGGATCTACAATATAGGTATCTTCATCTGGTTTAAAAACATCGTTGAAATGAATTTTTGCAACCATGCCTTTTTTATGATAATATTGCCTTGCCTTTTTTAAAACATATGTTAATTGATTCTTCGTCCAATTTTCAAGTTCTGGATTATCAGGATACTTATCAGGCATGGCGCAACAAGATCCAGAAGTATTAAGTTCTTTAAAATCCGGGTCACTACATCCAAATGTAAGATTATGTCTTAAACAGAATTGATATACTTTTTTTACAAATCTTTCTTTTACCAATCTATTAAGTCTTAAATAGCCACCTCTCTCTTTAGGACTCAGTTGTTTAAAATATTTTTGAATATCATCTATACCTGTTAATTCTGCTAGCCACTCATATCTTTTTATCATACCTTTTGTAACTCTTGAATCCATAGCAAAAAATTCCATGCTAACTCCCTGAATGCCAGCCTTTAAGCTTTTTTCTAATAATTCATCAAGTCCAATATCTGTAATTCCAATTATAAATGGCCTTAATCTTAAGATTGTATAGTATCCCATATCACTCAGCATCTTTATTGCTTTTATTCTCTTGCTTGGAATCGGTACACCTATTTCTACTTGTCTTGCTAAATCATCATCACCAGTAATGATACTTACTTGGAAGGCAAAATTCTTTTGGTCTGCATATTTTTCAAATAGTTTTTGGTATCGTGGTCTAAAAATACATGATCCCTTAAAGCTGAAGAGTGTAGGATAAGCATTTTCTCCAAGGATTTTTAAAAGTTTATATCCATCTCCATTTGTTTTTTCAAAATTGCAAAATGGATCTGCCATCCCTCCCCAATGAAGAAGGAACCTTTTTTTATAAAAATTTTCATACATCCATTTTTGCCGCCCTCCAGGATTATCATTTTCAATCCCTTTTCGTATTGCTTTAACATCTACAGAATGCAATCGTTCACTAAAATTAGGATTGTTAGATTTAAACATATAAGCGAAACAATAAGTGCAACCAAGAGAACAATGAGAATAGTGGTCAAATGTCATTGGCATAGAGCAGTCCATAAACTCAGAACTAATTCTAGGGCCAGAATAATGCTTGTCAAAATCTACTTTTAATCCCTTATTCTTTTTTATGAAATCTAACGCTTCTGTTTTAATCTCTTCTGATATTTTACCCATTATTAAGTTTCTCCTTCCACATTTCTGGTATGAAACCTGCCATTATTTCCTCCTTTTTAATTTTCTTTTCTTTTTGAAAAGGTTTTTATTTAAAATATGAAATGATTTGGTTTCCTCCCTCCATTCCATAGCACCAATATCTAAAAGGCGAACAATCTCCATAAGCCAATCTGTCTTGTGAAGATTATTCCCTTGATAGGTAAGGACTTGAAAATGAGAAGACAGTTTTTGAACATCTTTTTGTGTTTTAAATGTAAAGGCCACAGTCCTCTTCTGATGTTCTGTCTGTGCTGTCGTCTTTCCCATATAAGGCGGAAGTGTCTCTGGCTTTAAAAGAGAGTATTCAATTTTCCTTATCTCCTCTTTTGTCTTTCCTTCTATCAGCTTGGCAAATCTTTTCATAACATCAAATTCTTTAGACTTCTTTTTACCGATTGATTTTAAAATATCCATTTTATCACCATATATGGATTTTCCACCCATATTTCCCAGATTTAATTATTTCATCTTTCCACTTTGCTGCAAGAATGATTTTCCTTACAATTTGTATATCTTTTATTGGATCAAGGATAAGACCTGCATTCCTACATGTCGCATAGACGTTTATACAAAATCCTTCTGTAATGCCTGCATATTTACCTTTTAATCTTCTCTTTATAATAAACTGCTCAAAGAATTTATTTCTTCTTTTCTTTTCTGCCGCTTGCCAATAAAGAACATTCCTACATTGTCTTTCTGACCAATCGGAATGCCTCTCTTTCATCTTTCTAGCCCACGCTCCTAAATCATATTCTATCCATACGAACCACATCGGCGCACTCCTATCAAAGAATTCGTCAAATGTGTGCATTTTCCTAGTTGTTTGAATACACCGCTTTCCTTTATTCCACATTGAACAACCTTTTGGATGTCCGGGATAAGGTATCGTACACCATGACCTATAGGTTTTTAGAGGAACAATTACAAGATCTTCTCCACGAACATTAATAATATTTTCTTTCCTTCTAATCGTCTTTCTTTTTTTCATCATTCTCCTTTCTTTAATCCAAAGAATTTCCAAGGTTCATACCCTTTTAATTCTAATAGCATTATAAATTCCCTTGCAGAATCTTTGGAACAACAAAGAGATGTGCAAATTTTTGGAATAAGTTTTGCATTCTTTTTCATGTCGTTTGGAATCTTTATGTATCTCATATATGGAGCTTCATTCATTTTAGGAAATGAATGTTTATAAAGTGAGGATATCGCCCATTGTGGCAAGTTAACGAATTTATTCATCCTTTCAATTACCCAAAAAAACGGAGAGAAGGATATGAATCGATTAACCATATATGGAGATGAAAACTTTACATCCTTTTTTGTAAAGACCGCCTTAATTTCGTCAAATAAATTCATTATAAATTCTACCTCTTGAAATATATCTATTAGATTAATTTTTATAACTAATCTTAATTTGCAAGTGTTCGCATATTTCAAAGACACAAGCCGTTGCATTGATTTCTCTATCTGCAATTAATTTATCTCTATATAGATATTCTGCTATTGTCAGGCCTACAGGAATTTGGTGTTTTGGTTTGATATTTTTAAGAAAGGAATCAAATAGAGATTTAAAGAACCAAGTGAAATCTGTTTGTCCAACCCATAATTTTCTTATTTTAGTTATTTCTCCAGATAAGATAAGTTTTTTTATTTTCTCTATTTGATAGATAGGGAGGATATTCTTAATCTTGAATTTTCCATTGATGCTGCCTGCTTGTAAATTATTTATAATCTTGCGTACATCAGGCTCAAATCGCTCCACCAGTAGGTTTATATCCTCTTGGGTATAACTAACGCCCTCGGCCTTTAAAATTCTAGTGGCGAGGCGATTTATATCCTCTGTTTCTAGACTTTCAAAACCAAAGACCATACATCTTGATTGTATTGGCTCTGTGATTTTATCAATATAATTAGTCGTAAAGATAAATCTGCAATTAGAGGAGTATTTATCCATTGTATTTTTAAGAGCTTCTTGTGCTTCTGGGGTCAGCCCATTCGCCTCATCGAAGAATACAATATGTTTTTTTTCTTGATCTATATTAGCATTCCCTGCAAACTGAGCAATTTTTGTTTTGATAACTCCAATCCCACGATCTTCACTACTAGCATTTAAAATTAGACGTCGATTAGCGCATTTATTAATTAGGATCATAGAAAGGGTTGTTTTGCCGCTTCCTGCAGGACCATGAAATAGAAGGTGTGGAATTTCGGCCTTTCTAATAGATTTTCTAAACACCTTTTTATAGTCCTTAGACATGATCAGTTCCCTTAAAGAAGTGGGACGATATTTTTCATACCAGATTAATTTTTTTAATTTATCCATTAGTCCCCCTCTTCGTCCTCTAACCCTGCCAATGGAGTCAAGGCCCAGACCGAATCTTTACCGTTGATTACTAATGGTGAATTTTCTCCAAATTGAATTGTTACTGGTTCATCTTCATCCCTTGAGATAACAGAAAAAACTTTAGATAGGTTTTCTCCATTAAGCTTTACTTCCATATTTTCGTCACAATCAATTTCATTCTCTAAACGCATTTTATATTGATGATCATTTTCGCCACCGCAGACAAATGTTAGGGCATCCCCCTTCGCCTTTAAGGAAACTTCTTTTATTTTA